TAAAAGGGCCCAGTAGTAGTCATTTAAATCTTTGACGGTTTCTTCGAATTCGTCTTTTGACATGCCTGCGTCCTGGTAGTGCCATTGCGAGTCTTGCGTTTTGCTTCTTAGCTGGTATACAACTTTTTTCTGTCTATCGCTCAGTCCTTGTTCCTCGATTAGAAAATGTGCAAAGTCTGGGCGTAGAGGTGTCTGGTATCTTCTATTTATTCTTCGATTCATTGTGTTCTATTGCAGATCCTTTCTATTTAAATGTTCCGTATGGCTTTACGTTTACTCCTGCCGAATTTAGTTCTCCAGCGGCCATCCATCGTCGTGTTCCGTCGCCACAAATCCAGCTGATCCACACGTATCCTTCTCGACGAACATAGCCGTCATAGTTTACATGCAGCCCTTCGATATATGTTAGGCCTGTATCTTGTCCCTTTAGGCTTGGCGCGCGTCTGATCTTGATTGTACAAGCCGGATAGAATGTAGCCTTTTCATGTACAAAGTCTGAAGGAATGCTATTTAGCACGGATGCTGATCCCGTAGAAGTCTGGCCTCCTTGATTGAATGGCACGTGACTTGAATCTGTCCAGTTTGCGAATGATCCTTTATTTAAAATCACAGTTCCGTCTGTTACGAATGCAAGGTCTGCGGACACGTTGTTTGGAAGGTGATAAGTGCCTTGCGCGTTGCGGTCATAACAATGTGTAAATTTACCTTTTGCAACTTCCATGTGGCTGTGGTTTCCTGTAGCGTATCCCGTTGTCCCTTCGTCTCCGAAAGTGTCACCTTGTTTGAAGTATCTTACTTTCTTGATATCCTCGATATAGTTGTCGTGAATAAACATAAATGTGGCAAAGTCGATCGTTCCGTCTCTAAATAGAACTTTCTTGTCTGATTCTAGGAATACTGCGTTTCCGTTCTGTGCAGTGTCATAGGCTACTAGGTGGCAATCGCACGGTGCAATTGTTTCGTCAATCCCTGTGTCCTTTCCTGCGTTGTCTAAGGCGTTTGTTCCTAGGTGTGTTCCTACATTGTTTCCTTGGGTTACATTCATGTACTCCATCGGAAAGCCTAAAAGCTGATATCCGCCTTTTGTAAGTTTTTGTCCTTTTTGCATATTTTGGACCTCCTTCTATTTATGAAAAAGAAGAAGCTTTTTTGCTTCTCCTTGTTTCCAATGTTAGTATGTTTCTCCGGTGATTTCTTTATACTGATCAGCTGTGATGAATCCTTTTTCACAAAACTTTCTTACCTGCTTATCCGTATATAGTTTTAGATCATAAAATCTTTTGATTTTTTCAAACATAGATTATGCCTCGCTTTCTTCTAGAAGCGTATCTGTCATCATGGCCGTGTACAAGACTTGTGCCTCAATTCTATCCTGTGCGGTTGCTTGTTGCTCTGGTTCTTCGATTGTTGGCCTTTCTTCTTCCGCGACTTCTACAACTTTACCGGCTACAAATTTATAGCAGTATCTTCCTTGTTCGTCTACTAATCCTTTTTCTAGATATTGGCTTTGTGCATGGGCGTATTTATCACCTTGACCTCGATCGATTTCTGTCATAGTTGACATTTCTTCTTCTGATAAGAAGATTTCTGAATTAATAGATGTGATGTATCCATCTTGTAAGGATACGTATACTTTATATTCGTTCTCCATAGCTTCCTCCTAATAAATTTCTGCGTCTAAATCCAAAACCACATCTATCACTGTTTGGTTTGTATTTTCCGCAGTTCCCGCTAGGTATACTGCATTATTTTCTCCCGCAATAGTTACATCAACAGTGTTAACATTATATGAATTTTTCGACTTAAAGGTTATGGTTGGTTTAGTTCTTAATTTCGTTGGTAAATCTTTTGTAAATCCGAATATTTGGCTTGCCGTACAGCTCCCTCTTAATACTGCTTTTCCAATATATTTAAATCTATAACATTTAGTTAATTCCTCTGCGGGATTTGGAGCAATAAATTCCGTAGCTACTTTACCTTGTTCCAATTTGACCCATTTAAGAGCTATGCTAGTTCCTAGATTCAAAAAGATTGTAAATGCTTTTGTACTCTTACTTGTATGTACAACATTTAATCCTTGCTTCAATATTACTTGTGAGTTGTCATCTGCAACCATAGTTACTGTTCCGCTTACAGATGTTACATAGCACGATAATGTAGAATCACCTTCCGTCGCATTCTCTAAGTATTGTAGAAATGTTCCGGTATCTGTGTATTTGTCATTCTTTACAGTGATTCCTCCACTTGTGCTTGGTGTAACTGTAACATTCCAAATCTTCCAACGGTCTACTGAATAGCCTTGTTGTTCGTAGCTTGTAGCACCTCTCTGATTAATTTTAAAATCCGGATTAATTAATAAATTCGAATTACTGAATTTAGTTCCTAAATAATTTGCTAGTTGCGATAATAAGCCTTTTTTCAATCCTGCGCCATTATGCACAGGCAATAAGCTTGTATCGGTAAAGCTAGGCAATGCGTCTAATTCTGTTACTTGTTTTCCTGGCATGTTATTCCTCCTTGACTCTATATGTCCAATCCGAGCCAACTTCTCCACTTGCTACTTCATAAGACCAATCGGCTAAGATTGTGTTTCCTTTTTCATCTACTAAATTTTGAGCACTTGTTGCGTTCAAATTCGTGGTAAAGTGGTTATTCATCACCATTTGATTCAATGCGTTATGTGATGTAGTAACCGCCTTTATCTTGGTTACGATCCAGTTAATAGTTGCCTTATCTTTAAAACCGAGCATAGGTTTTCACCTCCTATGCTGCGGACCACATTGCATTCAGCTCGTCTGTCGTGATTGCTGTTAAATCAGTTTTCTTTACGTATCCACTTAGATCAATTTCTGTAGTTCCGATTTTCTCGAACGTTTTTGAGTCTGCCATCCAGATATACTCATCATAGATGTCCTGCGTTCCATGTTTATGTGCTACTAAGTAAATAACACCGGTCGCCCCTGTAGCAGGTAATGAACTTACTTTGCTATATGAAATTTGTGTGATTTTTCCAACCGCAGTGCTGATTGCAGAACTTACTTGCGACGCTGTCTGATATCCACTGTCGTTTGTAAGCTGCGAGGTTTTGGTTGGCGTGGTTACGTTTACAGCTTTGCTGGCGTCGGGTGTTAGTGCTGTTCCGTTAACCTTCACCATTGTGATTGTGTTAACCTGAGCTCCTGGTGCAATGCCTGCTAATTTGTCTTTTTCTGCTGTAGTGTAATCATTTGTTGAAAGTACTTTCCCGCCTACGGCATCAACTTTCTTTGCTAATTCTGCTTTTGTCTTTTGGACCAGTAGGGTCGCCCCTGCCTTGTCCAGATATTCTGTAGTCATGTCTATACTCCTTCCCACAAGCTGTTAAGCTCGTCTAGTGAGATTGCCTTGATCTCGTCATTTTTTATTGCGCCTACTTCTTCCGCCGTATAGCTCGGCTTTGTTGGTTCTTTAGCCCATCCAGAAACTGTCGGGTCCTCTTCTTCCATAGCTCCTACGATCTCTTTACCGTTTAGAGTAGGCTTGTTTTTCAGTTTGTTGTAGTCGCTTGTTCCTGCGACGTATTGCTCTTGGAAATCAAACCCCAGGCTTTCATTTTCCTCGGCTAGATTGATACTAAATTCATCTTTCATCATTCTATGATTTCCTTATATAAAACCGGAAAAACAGGACGGGTTAGAATTGGGGAAGCTATGACCGTTCCTTCTTCGGTGATAGCTCGAATTTGTACCTGATAGCGTCCAGGCATAAATTGAAGTGTCTCTTCCTGGGTTAGCGTTACGGCCACAGTATTTTCCTCAATCACTAGGTCTTCCATTCTTTTTGTTAGAATAGTCCCGTTCTGTTCAATCGTTAAATATAGACTTGTTAGTTTCTCTAGCTTGAGTCCTGATGTGTGAATGACCAGAGTTGGTGTTGTCCCTTGTCTCATGATCTTACCTACTGAACCTGATACTTCCAGTCCGCAAATATATTTGTGCCCTCTTCGTCGGTTAGAGTGTTGTCCACGTCAACTTGAAGCTCTGTATAAATGTGATTGTCCAGAAGCATATTTTCAAGGTTTAGAATGCGGCCAGCTAGTGCCGTTGCGACTTCACCCTGAAGCATTTTTTCTAAAGACTCGAACCATTTTCTGAATTTCTCGCTGTTGGCGTACTGAGTGTCCTCATTTTCTTTCTGGATTCTTTCATAGAAGCTTTGGAATTGATCATAAAGTTCTTGTGTCGGTACTCGCGTTAAGGTATCAACCGTTAGTCCGCAGTAGTTCTCGTCAAGTCTTACGTCTTGAATCATTTCTGGCGTGATTTCTCCAGCTGATGCCTTTAAAACTATAATCGCAATGATCAGCTCGTATTGTTCTAGATTTCGAATAGGCGTAGGCATTGACTGCGTTCCTTCCTGATATACAAGACCGCATGAATTGCTGATCTTATCATATCGAATGGCCACGTAGTCATATCTAGTGTAGTTTGTAGCGACGGTAGCTGTTAGGGTAGTTTTGCCTTTAGGCGAGTAAACGATGCCACCTATTCCGTCGCTGGAGGTCTTTAAAAAGGCGAGCCCGTTATTGACTGATATATTCATACCGCCGGCAATTTTTACTTTGAAGTCTTCACCGGTGATATTAAAAAGGCCAGGTGTTCTCCCGGCATGGAACATCCGCAGATCTTCTGCCAGATACTCCGTATTGTCTAAAGGGTATGCTGTCATGAGCCCCCTCCTTTCATTTTTGTTGCGCTTTCTTGAACATCTACGAGTTCTAGTTCAAGAGTGACCTGCGTCTGTAAATTGCTTTCTTCTACAAACTTAAGGCCTGATATTCTAGCAAATGTAAATAAATTGAATTTAAAGCTTAAACACGGTATCACGTCTCCTAGGTCGAAGTCCCGTTGAAGGACAGCCCTCTTGTCGGCTCCATCAATCTTAAATTCAAATTTAGAAGAATCTTTTCTAGTCTCTACCAGCTTACTAAGGCCCCTCTCTTTTAGCATGTTGTTATATTCTTCTTCCGTATAGGTTTGCTCGTTGCCTGAGGCATCCTTATATGTAGACTGTAAATCTCTGGCATCCACGTATAGCTCCATCCTTGGCTCGTCTCCTATGCGAAGATCTACAGTCACGCATTTTCGTCCTGATTCAGATTCTTCGCCATACACGTAAGCGTAGTTTTTATACCCTGATATATCCTCGATAAAAGTTTGCGAGATTAGGTTTCCAAGCCTGTCTGAAAACCTCAGCTTGTTCTTTGTTGATCCTGTGTAGATTTCGAAGTAATTCAGTGTAATCCCTTTTAGGACTTCTCTGTATCCGTAGCCTACTAGCCGACAGTATTTCTGAGCCATAGTCCTGAGCGTGTCGTATGTTGTGTCGGATGCGTTCTCAAGTTTTCCTGGAAGGCCCATATTTTCTCCGATTACTATATCCAATCCGCGTTTGTTCTTTTCAAAGTTACCGAGCAGCGATTGTTCTACATTTCGAACGGTCAAGGTATAGAGGTTTATACGGTCCTCCAAATTGTCCATATGACCAAGTACTACAATTTCTTTTGCAAGTCTTTCTACGGATTCTATAAAGAGAATCTCGTTTCTTTCCTTGCAAACGATTCGGTTCCATTTCTGTAGATATTTTGTATTGAAGTCCGTATATTCCACATGAATCTCGACTTTTCCTGTTTCGTAGTATTTTGGATTCCATTGCACGCTGGTTATGTTCTGGAGCGGTCCTTGTCGTTTTCCTTCTCTGTCGTAAACATAATAGTGCATATCTATACCCCCGCTAGTACTTCTTCAAACCATAGAAGTGCATCCAGACTTCCGGGGTTTTCCTCTGCTGTATAATTCAGTACGTTTTCTCCGGGTTGAATCTGAAAAAACTCGGAATCATAATCTGTCATCCAGAAAATGTTTTCTACTTCTCCGTTTCGTATCAAGTGGCAGTATTGCTCATTTGCAAAAGTACTTATTTCTAGCACGTCCCCTATATTCATTTCTAGGTCTGCTACTTGTCCGAAGAATATGTGCTCCTGAGTGAACACGTTCAAAATTTTCGGGTTTTTCACTTTTGCCTCTGCTTTCATAGTCAAAAGAAAGCCAGTGCTTATACTGCCATTGTAATCGACTGTTACTAGTGGCGTTGTGAGCTTCTCTGATATTTTCCAGGGTTCCGTATTTGAAAAAGAGCGAGGAAATTTAAAGAGCGACCTCAATCTCTGGAAGGCCACCTTTGTTTCCTTTGCTCGTCTTGCGTATGGGAATGGAGCCCTCAGTACAATCTGGAATTTTTGCCAGGTTTCATTGAGCGTGATGATTGGCGTCGTTTTAGGTTCAACCTTCCAGTATACATCGACTCCGGCTCTTGTGTTGATATAACGCAGTGTTGCTGATACTCCAGGAAGGATTACAGCTAGAAGCTTTTTTCTAGTGTCTGCGTTGTATTTAAAGCGCCCCTCTAGGGTGATGTCCTTGGGCTTAATAGAAGTCCCGGACACCGTTGTCCCTATTTGATTTGAAACGCTTGATTCTGATAAAGTGATCTCATTTTTAGAGATTCCGTCTAGTGTTGTTAGTCGGATGCCTGAGGCCTCGGAAAACTCAACGGATTCCCCCAGGCTGTTTGTGTATATTACTGTTACGCCCATGCTAACCTCCTAACCATTCTTTCTGTTTCTTGCGCGATTTCGCTAGGTCTTAGCTCCTTCGCTGAATTTATAGTCTGATCTACTTGATAGACGACTGTATTGCCTAAGCCACTTCCTAGGCCTCCAGGATTGCCTTCTAAAGCCAATCTTGAAGTTAGGCTGTCCATGTTAGCTGCTTCTAGTAAATCGCTAGACATGCGTCCCATAAAGGCCTTAGCCTTTGGCATAGCTCTTTCTACGCCTAGCGTGATTCCGGCTGGAATCCATTTACCGATACGATCTGCGAATAGTCTTGAAGGCGACCCGATTCCTAAGGCACTTTTTACGCGGTCAATAAGGTCCTTGGCCATGTTTCCAAGCCATCCAGTCAATCCGCTCCACGCGTTGCTGATTCCGCTCCTGATTCCGTTTACGATAGCAGAGCCAATTGAAACCATTTGTCCTGGTATTTCTCTTACCTTGTTTACAATTCCATTAAAAAATTGCCTTCCTGCTTGAATTGCTTGCTGTACAAACTGACTTGCAAAACTTGCGGCATTGCTGATCGTATTTGATAGCCATGTCCATACTTTACCAGGTAATTGTGAAATAAAGTTGATTGCATTTGATACAAAATCACGCCCTGCCTGAATCGCTTTCTGGATCATCTGGCTTACCCATTCAGCTGTTTTGTTGATTGTGTTTAGTAGCCAAGTCCAGATCTGGCCTGGTAGCTGCTTAAACCAATCCACTACTTTCGATATAAACTGCGGAATGTCTTGCGTTGCGAATTGTACAAGTCTTAGACCCCACTCTACGAACTTTCCTAGAATGTATCCTACGGCGTATCCGATCCAGTAAGGTATCGTTGTTCCGAAGAACGTTTGAATGTTCGTCACAAGCGTTTGTACGCCGTTTGGAATGGTAACCGTAAAGAATTGAACTACTTGTGTAGCCAGGTTCAGTGCTGCGTCCACGAAACTTTGGCACGCCTGCGGTATTGTTACCGTAAATAAATTTACGATCCCATCTATGACTTGGCCTGTAGTTTCCTTTATGCCATCCCATAGATTGATCCAGAATTCTCTGAAGCTGTCGCTTGTATTCCAAAGATATACGAACGCCGCTACTAGTGCTCCGATAGCTACAACCACCAATGTGATAGGTCCACCGATTACTCCTAGTGCTGCGCTTAGTCCTTCTAGTCCTCCACCGGCCAGTGTAAAGGCTTCGGCCATACTAGCAATCACGCCTGTTCCTGATGATGCGGCGTAGGCTAGGCCATCAATCAATCCAGAGCCTTGTGATACTAAATGTCCGAATGTCTTGATCTTCTTTCCAGCGTCACCGATTGTTCTAGCTATATCGCTTACCGCTTTGATTCCCTTCCAGGTTGCAAAGGCTCCGGCTACAGCTGCAATTAAAGGCATTAGTTTCTGAATCTTATCTGCTACAGTTTGTACTTTGTCTATAATGTCTGGAAGCTTCTCAATAAACGCTGCGACAAACTCTCCGACTTTTTCTACGATCTGAGGCAGAATTTCTTCGATCCTGTCTAGTGCGTCTTTGATAAAGTTCAGTGAGTCTCCTGGGTCTAGCTTTTCTTTGACCGTGTCTTTTACTTTGTTCCAGGCTTCTTGAATCTTTTCTGCTGCTGCTTTGATTGCTTCCGCTGTTGGCGCGAAGAAATCCTTAACCGCAGTCAGTGCTTTCGGTAGTTCTGCGGCAATCCAATTCAGGACGTTTCTGATTACTGATCCAAAGCCAGCAATCATTCCTTGAATATTAGGTAAGCCACTATCTGTTAAAAAATTGTTTAAAGCCTCGATAATGTTAGCTATACCGATTGCGATACGTGCCGACATATTTGAAAAGCTAGTTGCAAAACTTCCGGCCATTTCCTTGGCTTTTCCTGCTACAGCTGGAAAGGATTCGGTTCCGTTTTCTAGTGCATCCATCAGTACGTCATCGAATTCCTGCGCACTGATTTGGCCTTTAGAGAATGCGTCCGAAACTTCTCCCATGCTCTTTCCCGTCTTCTCTGCGAAAATCTTTAAAACGGGAATTCCTGCATCAGTTAAACGTTGCCATTGATCTGCAGATATTTTTCCACTGGCATTCATCTTTGCGATTGCATCTACTGTATTGGCCAGGGTTTCATTGGTTCCGTCTCCGTAAAAAGAAACGGCATCCATCATGTCCTTTACCATTCGAGTAGATTTGTCTAAGCCTAGCCCTGATGTAGCTAGCTTTTGCGTGGAACTCGAGGCGGTGTCTAATCCGTATGCCGTATCAGATACCGCGTCACTTAGTTCATTTACAACCTTCGCAGCTTTTTTGCTGCTTCCTGCTAAAACTCCTATAACTTGTTTAGCTTTTTGCATGGCATCTAATCGGGCGGTTGCTTTTCCGATTGATCCAGATATTAAGTCCCAACCTTTGCTGGCGGCTTTGAATACTGTTGCGCCTACGAAGGTTGACTTCACTTTGTCTGCGAAGGTTTCCGCACTTTTATGCGCTCCGCTAAGGCCGCTTTTGTATTCGCTGTCGTCAAGTCCTAGTTTGACTTTAATTGTTCCATCAGCTCCTGATGCCATTTTTCAACCTCCTAGGTTTCTAATCTGGCCAGAAGTTCTGCTTCTATTTCTTGCGGTGTTCTTTCCTTTTCAGGCCCTTTGTCCTCAGGCAGGCGGTAATACTTTTCTAGACGCTGCGCGCGACTCTTTTCTTCCCCTTTAAGATTTGAAGTATCTCTGGTTCTGTAGCCAATAACTCGTATGATCATAGTATCGTCGCTTAGGGCATTAAAAAGTGCCTTAAATTCAAACCAATGAAGTTTGGCGTCTAAAAGGTTTATATTGTATTGCTGCCTAAACGCTGCGTATACAAGGTCCATATCGTATTCGAACCGATAGCCTTGTCGTCCGTTTGTCTTGGCATAAGACTCCTTAGGCTCTTTGTTGCAAAAATAAAAGCCCATTATTGCATTCCATAGGTCTTTCTGATCGCCTTTAAAAACGAACGGGTTGATTCCTATTAGATCACAAATAACGGGCAGCTTCAGTTCCTCTGGTATTGCGTTATCTTGTATAACGCTGTCAACTCGGACCCAGGTTCTAAAGTCTGCATAGATAGGGAGAATCGTTCCGTTAGCGTCTATGCTTTCCGGAAGGTCTTCTCTCTCCAGCCACAGCATTTCTTCCTCCATATCGTTTATTTGCGTATTCTATAGTCCTGTTAAATTTGTCCATAGACTCGCAAAACTTGTCGATTTTATCCAGATTCTTCTTTTCTTCTTCTGCAGCTTTTGCCTGCTGATCCTTTAAAAGTTCATCCAGAAAGATGCTGTACAATGTGAAGCAAAGTTCAAGCTGTGCTGTGCTTTCTTCGTATCCTTTGAATAAGGTCTCAAAGGCTCCATCTCCTAGAATTTTGTCAATCAAAACCGGACAGCCTTTTAAGGATTCTTTTCCAAATTTACTAATAGAATTCTGTTCTGTTTCCCAATTTTCTAGGGCCTCGATCTTAGAAGTGTCCTTTACATCGACTCTGAATCTGTGTCCGTCGATTTCGATATCTTTAAATAATTGCTTTTGTAACTTTAGTTCCATGATGTCCTCCTTATGTTGTTAAGTGCTTTACTCTGTGGCGCTGTCTGCGGTAAATGTTTTCGTCTTAATGTTAAACGTTCCCTTTACCTGATCGCTTTGTTGCGCGAATGTTCCAGAGCACATTAGTTTGCCTCCGGCCTCTCCGCTTCCTGGGTTATCTGGTTGCACTTCGTAGGTTCTTTGATATGCTACAAAGTCCCCAGATTTGGCTGTCTTCTCGTTCCATGTTTCCACTTCGATCTCTTCAAAAGTAGAACCGACTCTCTGTTCTTTACCTTGCAAGTATACCCAGTAGTTAAATGCGTCCCCTGGATACGCTCGGCCCTCGTAAGATACTGTAGGCGCGTAACCCGTAACCTGGCTTTGGCTTCCAGCTTCTCCGATATATTGCACCCCATCATCTGTTGTAGCGTTCAAGGCTTGCTCCCAGTTTGTCAATCCCTTGTTGGCTAGAACATAGCTTTCCGAGCCCGTGAATTTGACGTAATGTAGGTTGTCCTCGACCTTTAGTTCTCTATTAGGCAGTTCTGTTGTCATCATTCAAACCTTCCCTTCTTTTCGTAGGTTAATGTCATAGAGCAGTAGAAAGTTGAAAGCGCGGCCTCCTCTCCCGTGTAGTCTGAAGGTAGCGTTGTGAGTGCGACCTCTTGCGGTATTGCTTCGTCTAGCACGAGATTTGGAAAGCCTTGCGCCTCTTCTTCCGCGAGTGCCTGTACTAGTGCATACAGGATTCTGGATAAGTCCAGGCGTGCTTTCGTGTCCTTTCTGCTTGCTTGAATATAAATTTCAAATGGGTAAGTAGCCCTATAGCCACCACCCAGATAGTGTTCTATTTCTTCCGTGTAGCCGCTACTTTTGAAAAGCAAAGCGGTGTGCTTGGAGTCGTTGAAATACTCCAGGCACCACGGTAGGTTGTTGATATTGATTGAAGAAAAGAAATTGTATAATCCGTCTTCAATCTGTTTTACGTCTTCCAGCTTTATGATCTTCTTTTCACTCATCTGAATTCCTCCTTAAAAAACTTTTTAGCGCCTTCCATCCAGGCAGTCTTTCTTGCTTTCAAAGTTTTAGGCCACCACTCCGAACCTCCTTGTCTATAGCTCAAATTTTGAGTTGTATAGACTTTTGTTTCTCCGTGTTTAGCCCATGGGCTGTGGCTATGGGTTCCGATCATCACTCTTCCTGTATGTTGGAAGTGTGCGTATGGCGTGTCCCATATGATCCAATCGTTATCCTGCGCCGCCCATCTTAAGGCTGATGTTCTCAGCGTTCCTTTTCCGATAGGCACGTTTTTGTTCGTGTCTTGAACGATAAGCTGCTTCAGCTTCAATCTAGACCGTCGGAGCGCTTTCGTTCCTCTGGCCTGTAGCTGTGCCACCGGAATATCGACTATAACTTTTAGATGATACTCACTCACATGTTACCTCTATGAATTCCGGCGTATTTCTCAAGGGATTTAGAATATTCACATTTGTGATCTCGTAAATGTCGCCGTGCACTTCGATACGGTCCCCGGTTCTGATTGTGAACTGCTTGTCTGGCGTCTTAAATTCTGAAGGGGGAACTAGAACCTTGTCCGCCTTATAATCGTTCACGTCTATCGTTATGAGGATCGTATCGGAATTACTGGCGCCCGTTTGTCCATAAGTCCGGGCTTTTGTTTTGGAAACCTTTACGTGTTGGACCGTTACTGTTGACGTAGTTTCTTCCAGGTTTTCTTCTCCTAGAATGTTCATGACTTTTATTGTGTGCGGCCTAAGCCATCTCGGGCTTTTTACCATACCGCCTGGCAGGCTAGTCCTGCTTTGAGTAATTGGTAGTCGAGCTCTGATACTGCTAGGCTAGATAAGGGTATGTCATGGAACCTTATCGCTTTTGCGTTATCTACGGAATACGAGAAACCGCTTGTGGTTGCGCCTTTGAAGTTCATATCGCTAGAACCTACGAAGCAGTCCATGCCGCCATGTGCTTCTATGAAGTCAATCTGGTATAGGACTGCTTTTTTTAGGTCCATGTCGTAATCTTCCAAAGCCTGAACTTTCCAGTATGGAATCTTCTCTCGAATGTAGGCTTCTAGAAGGCTTTCGGTCCTTGGCTCTATTTGTGAGTACTCCACTTCATCCAGTAGCGTTCCACCTAAGGCTGTGTATTCCTCAAAGCTTAGGATCATGTTTTATCTCCTATTTTTCTTCTCGCGTTGCTGCGACAGGAGCTACTTGTACATTACGGAATACACCGGCTTTAGTTGTATCTTTTGAAACGATAGAAGCAATCATTTCTACTTCACCTTTTTTAACGGCTCCAGGTTCGCTTAAGTTTGGCATATATTGACGAATGATTTTCTGTCCTTGCGGACTTACTGCGTGCACGGCATCCAATCCGAATTTTACTGCGTAAATGCTTGTCGTTCCTGTTGAGTCGTCGATAGGTACGCACATCAAGGATTTAGTTCCATTGTAGTATTCTCCCATGTTGACGATTGCGATTCCGTCGTAGTTGTCTACGCCTTGGCCGAAGCTGTTCTCTGATCTTGTGTAGTATCCTTGCATTTTAGCGACTGTTTTTAAAACGGTAGCTGTCTTGCGGTTTACTAATAAGGCGTCTGGTTTTACAGAGAAAGTTGATAGCCAAGAGTCCAATGCAAAAGTAAATGCGTCTGCGTTTTCTTTGATCTTTGCTGCTGTCGACAAGTCAAAGACTGTAGCTTCGTTTTTCTCTTCCGTATTTGTTCCCTTTACTAATACGTCCAAACCATCAAAGCTTGTGTTATCTGTTGCAGCAGTTCCTTTGGCTGTTGACTTTCCGTTAATGAAGTCATAGTGAAATTTGTTCTTTACTGCAATGATTTTCTGAGTTAATTGGAATGCAATTTCTGAGCTTGCTGCTGTATCTTCTAATACACGGTCTACTTCGTAGGCTCCACCGAAGATTTTTAAGTTTGTAGTTTTCTGAGTCTTTACTGCTTCTCCTGCTGTGTATTCGCTATTCAATTTACGACCTTCAGCCACGGATGGCGTTTTTAATTGTAAATAGCCATAAGTTAATGTCGAGCCACCTGTTCCTGGTGATACTGCATTATCGAAAGTTAAACGATCCAAAATAAAAGAGTCCCTGCGGAACTCGTCAATAACCTGCTGGTCTACGTGATCGGCTAAGCCGACTTTTGATTGCTCTAATGTAAGTGGCATCTTTTAATTCCTCCTATTTTTTGTAATGTTCTGAAATTGCTGCAGCTAGAGTTGTTGGTGCCTCTGGTTTCGGACTTCCTCCGTGATATCCATCAAGTTTTACATCGGCACCTTTTGGCATGCTTGGCTCTGCTGCCTTAAATAAGAAGCCGTCCTCTTTCTTGATAGCTTCGATTTGTTCGTCAAGTCCTGTTAATTTTCCGTCTTTATCAAACTTGATCTTGTCTTTATCTAGTAATCCCATCAAGGCCTTTTCAGATAAGGTTCCAGATTTTGCGATAGCTAAACGAATTGCGCTGTCACGTTTTGTTTCTTCCAAGTCATGATCGTATTTTGTTTTCCAGTCGTTGACGTCTTTTTGTAGTTGTTTTACATCTACTCCGTCAAAATTCTTGACGCTTTGTGTAAGCTCTTGAATGCGTGTTTCTTTGGCTTGCATGTCGCTCTCGTATTTTGCTTTCGAGACGTATTCTCCTGAGGCAAGGTTTGCTAGTTTTACGGTTTTATTTCCTTCTAGCTTAGCTGCAACCTGTGCATACAATTCCTCACCTAAGATTTCTTTTAAAAACTCCATTTTTGTCCTCCTGCGTTTTTTATATCTGGTTCACTCCAGTATCGAGTCCGGCCTTTTATATCCCGTGCCGAGGGGTAACCAAGCCTTTTATATGCCGTGCTTAGGGCATAATAAAAGCCGCGCCATTCCTAGCACGGTTCTTGTCCTTGTTTAGTTGTGTTCTAAATTTTAAAGAATTTCATTATCTAGTAAAAATTTGGATTCCTCTCTTGTTAAAACACTAAATGGGTTGGGTTTGCTGTCATCAATAACCCAATCATCTTTATTTGGGTCCTCTGGTACTTTTTCTCTAGGATCAAACCCGAGCTTTTCGATAATGCTTTCAAGTGTAATCATTTGCTATTACCTCCAATTTAATTCCTGCATTCTCTAGCCTTTTTTGAGCTCTTTCTAGCTCTTTTGTATCAATAGAAATCTCTCTATTGTCATTATAGATACTTTTTTCTAAAGTATCAAGATACATGTTTATAGCATGCTCATCCAAGATTTTTTCTGGTTGTGTTTCGTATTTAAAAATCAAGCCATTATGGCAAACAACTAGGCCATATTTATATCGCTTGGCATTACTTAAATCGCTGAAACTAGGTACACCGCTTTTTGGGTGGTTGTGTATTGCGATAATTTCTCTGAGGTTATCAGTTACAATTTTCTTCATTCTTTCCGTTGGGTATGTTTCTTGCTCAAGTTGGGAGCTCCTATTTCTTAGAACCTTATTGTCTTTTGGATTTATATAAACTAGGTCTTCTCCTAATGTGCCCTGTCTGTGTTCCAAAATTTTAACGGACTCTCTCGCTACTCTTATTACTGTTTTTCTGTCTTCTTCTAAGAATCCGAATTTTTTTCTGTATTCATTAGAATTAATATACTTTCTGTCGATAGTTGTTTTTCCATCTATGGACCTTCTACTTTCTTCTTTATGTGTTTCCCTATAAGTAAGTCTTTCCTTTGGTATTCTTACAGGTTTGTAAGGTCTGCCTTTTGTTCCGCCTATTTTCTCGGCTGAGTAGTCTCTCTTTAATTGGCCCTTAGAAGCGTCCACAAGCTCCTTCAGCCTCATCTTGTTGTATTTATACCAGTAATCCTCTTTCGTTGTGTCTAGCCCTGCTGCGGCCTTCACACGTCGCTCTCTGTCCCACTTTCTCATATTTCTTTCGTAGGACCTTTGCTTTTGCTCCATCTGATATATTCTGTCATTTTCTTTTGGGCTTACAGGCTTGTTATAGCCCTCACTTATTCCTGGAAAGTATGCAGTAAATGAATGCCTACAGTTCCATCCACCAAGTCCTGCGCCTGTTCCGTATCCTGTGGCCTCATAAAAGTTCTCGTAATTTCCTTCCGGATAGTTTACCCAGAACACTTTACCTTGCCAGGCTGCATGGCTTGGTCTGGCTCCCATGTGGGCACTTGTCTGTACTAGATTTATATCTAGCTCATCAATGACCGATTTCTCGCAAGCCAGGGCGTTCTGGTTTACTGCGGTTCGTACTGCCAATCGAACGGCCGCCTCGATTGATCGTTGAGCACCGCTTGGATAGGATACTTTTGTTAGGCCTTCTCTGCATAGCTTGTCTATTGTGTTTGCGGTCGCTTGATCTAATGAGTAAGCTCCGCTTGATACTTGAAGATAAGCCATGTCGTAGTATCTCATAAAAGTGTCGCTAGCCAGTTGAGCTGTGGTCCTTGTAAGGTTCTGGATGTCTCCCCACAGTGCTGATGTTCCTTTTTTGATCTGATCCGAAAATTCTAAGCCGCTTGTGTCGTATCCTCCGGCCTCTAGTCTGTCGAATGTGTCGCGGATACTTTTATAGGCACTCTGTTGCATGATCCGGTCGACTTCTTCTTCGGAAGTGTGAAGTATCTCAGCTAGTCTTTTGTTAATCCAGTCTTGCTGCAAACCGAGTTGCTTTAGCTTGTTGTTTAAATACTCCGTTGTGCTTGTCATTGCGTCCTGATTCATCTTGATCCGCTCCGCTATGTCCACCAGTATTTCTGTGGCCAGTTCCTGATACAGTTTTTCTAGGTCGTCACCTACGTTCTGCAGGTAGTTTGGTTCTAGCATTAGGCTTCACCCTCTGGCTCCTCTTCTTGTGTTTCATCTTGCTGGAAGAACATACTTTGAATTCTGTCTGCCGGGTTCTCTATTTCTCCGGTCATCTCTCGGGCTGTTTCTTCGTCCTCTCCGTAGTATCGGACGCGATATTCCCATTTCTGTAGGATGCCAGCCGAGATTTCCTGAAGCATTCTTAGGCGTTCCGCTTCCTCATCTGAAAACATAGTGTCGTCAAATCGGATCGTGACTCGAACGTCTGGATCAAGTCCGGATATATGGCACTTCTCTTTGCCTAGAATGATAATCGATCTCGTTAGCTCTGTAAGGGCGTCCTGGATTGCGATACGCTGCTTCCAGACGCTTTCTGTTAGCTCTTTGTTGCTTGCACGAACCTGCGTTGCTGTGGTCATGTTCTGGATGCTGAACTGGTATCTGTTTTGGCCAAGTCCGCATTTACTTGATAAAAGATTTAGATTGAATTGGACGTTCTCTTTGTTTTCATCAACTCGAAGGCTCGGATTGTATTCCTCAAAAAGTCGAGGCTTGTCTGGGCTTACCTGTGTTCCTGTACTTACGTATAGGGATTTCTCCAAAGTTGCACCGACGTCTGGTTCTTGCCTTACTGGTACTCGCTCGCCTTTATCGTTTAGCGCGTAGGCTGTTGGCTTCATGCTAAATAATGCCTGATCCATGAAAACCTTTTTCTTTCCTAGCAGGGTATCCATGAATAGATTGTCGTACGCCAAGTCGCAGCTTTCTAGCATGTCGATTGCGTTTGCGTAGATCGACATCCCTAATGGTACGTCTGCTATGTTGTTTTCAATATTAGGCTTTAGGATCACAAAAGGTTTACAAGGCAATTTATAGCTGATTGCTTCGCCGTATGGTGCTGATACTCTTTCATAGCCTACGGCGTCTCCTGCCACGTTGTTGATCTTGAAGTAATGGTTGTAGATTTGGTACCCTTCTTGCTCTTGCTTGAAGACCTGGATGTACATGAATCTATCCCCGTTTTGTGTGTACTCGCTAGCCAGTGCAATTTCTGAAATGTCTTCCTCGTCATAGGTCAATGGCACTATTTTCTGTGCGTCCTTGATAACTTTGATTTGTACGCTCTGGGCACTCAGCTGTCCTTTGTTTACTGTTGGATTTACAAGCTGCAGATAGAAGCATACGGTCCCTTGTGCGAATTCTCTCTCGACTGCTTTGTTTCCTAGCTTCCAGAACTTGCTGCTTCCTAAAACCCCGCCGTTCTGGTCCTCTTTGTCTCCGGTCAAGAATTCTTGTGTGGCGTCAGTTCCGTGTTCATTGCACTCTACCAGGATTCTGGTTTTATCATTCAAAAGTAAATCAGCCCAATCTTCGCAGATTTTCTTAGCCATTCTCATCTGTTTGCGTTTTACTTGGCGACTGTTTCCGTTTTCGTTCTTGATCTCGTATTTATGAAAATCTTGAACGTAGCCCTTCCACCAATCGTTCCAGAATTGAATTTTGTTGTAGTAATCTTGGACTTCCTGGCTCACAGGATATCCTAAGTCCTTTAGTATTGTGAATAAAATTTTCATTTAAGTACTCCTTCCTGTGATCAGGTCCATAAATGTTGACCAACTGTAAAAATGTGCATCGAAGGTATCGACGTCGGTTGTGAAATCATCCAGAATCTTGTCTTCCTTCGATTTTGTATCGTATAGGGCTGTGCTCAAACTTTCGACCACCATAGGTACTGCCTGGAACTTCATCTTGTGTCGGTTCAGCAGCATGTTATAGGTCAGAATTCTTGTCTTCCCGTCTATCTTGCGGCAATCCACCACATTGGTTGGGAAGCCTGCCCTTTGTACGGCTACTCGTATACTGTTCAGAATTACCTGTTCGGCGTTGTCGACAAAAATTGTAGACACCACATATCCTTGCTGCCATAGGCTGCGTAGCATGTCTACTGTTTCTACACATAGCCTTTCTGCATCTATCGTTCCTTTTGAGTGGATGATCTTTCGTTCTGCAAAAGTTACAATCTCAGAAAGGTCAGCCGTGATTCCCGTTACGATCAGGCTACTGTGTGAACGTGTTCCACCTATGTCCAGGCCTATGTTGATCATGTTAAAAAGTGGGAGTTCTCCTTTGACTTCCCACTCGTCTGGATTGTCTGCAAACTGTGGAAAGAGTAGCCCTTCCGCGTTGCACCATTCTCCTAGTATGTATCTGTTGTATAGGACCGTCCCTCGATATTCGAGTTTCAAGTTTTCCACGAACTCCTGCGGCAGAAACGGGTTATCTTCAATCGTATATTTCTGGCGGAAGATGTCGGCTCCTGATTCTAGAAACTTTAAAAACCAATGGTTCTTGTTGTCCGGGTTGCATGTTCCGTCAAAGCAGCTATATGGTTTATCTAGACGGGACTTTAGCATGTCAAATACTTTCTTATTCCAGGTTACGACTTCATCCCCGTAGCAGTACGCTACTGAGGCCCCTTGTATCTTTGTAACCTGGCTTTCTTTGTCTGCGCCTATCGCATAGCAGTTACGCCCAAATAGTCGCACCGTGTTGTCTGGTCTTACTCTTCCAACTAGTTCTGGCCCGTATAGTTCTCGCATGGGTTCTAGAACGTTTCTTTCAAGTGTCGACTTGGTGTTTCCTATGAGGAACACGTGGCCTGGAAGGCCCTCTATGGCTCGAATCCGTTTCGGGATGATGTAATAGTCCAGCCATGTCTTTCCGCTACGTGTAGCCCCCTCTTTTATGTTCCAGCGGCTTGGTTTATGATTCCAGAACTCTTTCTGTTTCTCAGTTAGTTCCACTATCGTCTCCGGCTACTGTGTCCATAGCTTTTAATAAAAGATCCAGTTTCGTAATCTCTTTAGAAGGGTCGCCTTGTCTCTTGATCTGTTCGGTCTGCGCATTCATTAGCTTCGTTCTGGCTCTATCTAGGCTTGTGACAGGTTGCTGTCCTGTAAGGTCTCTAATAAATTCGGCTGCCCTTACGTCTCCACGTGTGGCTTTGTTGAACATGGTTGCGGCTAAAAGCATTTGATTGCTGAGCTCATCATCTTCTAAGCCCATGTCGATCAGCTTTTCTTTATTTCTTTCGCTAGGCTCCAATTCTAGGATTGCAGCTAGGCATTGCTTTAGCTTCTTTTTCTTTTTCTGGACTTTCTGGCTTGCGGCTCCGCCCTTGCGTCCCATCTCTGCAGCATTCTCTTTCGTGAATGGCTTCAGGTTTTGCATTGGGTCTTTGCGCTGTCTGGCCGCTTCGCTTTTTGTACGTCCAGCTAATCCCTTAGCAGGCATCTGATATCAGCTCCGCCTGTTCTCCGGTGTAATCTTCCCAGCGCTTGATAATTACATCGGCATAGTGTGGATCATACTCCATCATGAAGCACCTCCGTCCTAGCTGTTCGCAAGCCATAAGCGTGGAGCCTGAACCTCCGAATAGGTCCAGCACGTTTTCTCCAGTTCGGCTGCTGTTCTTGATCTGTCTTGCAATCAGTGGAATTGGTTTCATGGTCGGATGCAGATCGGATTTCGTGGGCTTCTTCTCGTCCAGAATCGTTGTGTCCTTGCACCCCCCCAGGATTGATTTTAGAAGGTCTTTAAGCTCGTCCTTCTTCATACCGTCAATGTCCAGGTTCTCTGTGTCTTCGAGTACAGTTACAAGGTTTCTAGTGTTGACGAAGTAATGGGCTGCGCCATCTTTCCATCCGTAAAGGCATGGCTCGTGTTTCCACTGGTAGTCCTGGCGACCCAGTGCGAATGTGTTCTTGTTCCAGATCAAGGTTTGTCGGATGTTTAGGCCTGCGCGTTCTGCTGCTTCCAGAAAGTTCTTACTCTGTGTAGATGCGTACCAAATGTAGAAGGCACCTCCGGACTTAAGTTGTTCTGTCATGTTCTCGAAGGCTACTTTTAAAAACTCGATAAAGCCCTCGTCGTCTTCCCATGAGTCGTTATCAATGACCAGTCCGTCGGTTCTTCGGTGTAGCTGTTTCGCTTCGCTTGGTCTCATATGCTGCCCTAAGGCTACGTTATAAGGTGGATCAGTTACGACCATATCCATAGTAGCGTCGCTGCAAAGCTTTTCTACATCCTGGCGTTTGGTACTGTCTCCGACCATCAATCTGTGCCTTCCTAGCATCCAGCATTGTCCTCTTTTGGTTGTTGGCTCTTCCGGAATCTCTGGCTCGAAGTGGTCGTCCTCCGCGATTTGTTCGTCGAATGTTTCTGTCTCAAATCCGAAAGGCTCCATATCGAAGTCCATGTTGTCTAGTTCTTCCAGTTCAAACTGTAAAGCGTCAAGGTCCCATTGTGCTGCTTCCGCAACTTTGTTGTCTGCCAATCGGTAGGCTTTCACCTGTGCTGGTGTTAGATCGTCAGCCTGGATGCACGGCACTGTCTCAAGGCCTAGCTTTTGTGCTGCCTTCCATCTCGTGTGTCCTGCAATGATGATCAGGTCTTTATCCACCACAATTGGTTGCTTGAATCCGAACTCGTCTATAGATGCTGCGACTAAATCGACGGCATCTTCGTTGAGTCGTGGGTTGTTCTCGTAAGGCTTCAGGTCGCATGTTCTTATGTCTGTAATATTCATGTGTGTTCACCTCTGTGTATTAAAAAAGAAGCGTTAGCAGCTCAGGGTTCTCTCCAATGAGAGGTCTATCCTGTTTAGCTTCTAAGACTTCTTTGTTGTCTATGATTACCCGGAGCGCTGAAAATAAAATCAATGTCCATGATTTGTCGTAGCTGATGTTTGACGTTGTCTGGAAAGCACTCGTTTTTTATAAAGGAGGACGCTCCGGGTAAAAGAAAAGAGGGCCCTTTTCTACCGGTCCTCTTTTACAAGTACTAGTATACCACCCGAAAGCGGTTTACAGTGTAAACTCTTCAGTCTTTTGTCAGATTTTTTACCTCTGCCATTAGGTGTTTATACATTCCTTGTCTTGTGTATCCGTATTTCTCAGCTACATCCGTGGCCTTGATTCTGTGAATGTACAAATCCCATAAAATATTCTGATCTTGCAAGTCTAGAAGTTCTGTCCATCTTAGGTCCATCAGTCTTTTCTGGAAGTGATGCAGTTCTTGTTCTTTGGCTGATATCTCTTCAAATAAACCGAGTGGGCTGTGGTACTGATGCTGATATGTCGGCATAGGCCACTTGCTTCTTTTCTGTTCTGCGGTCAGTTCGATTCCTCCAGACTTTGCAAGACCTGTTGTCTGGTGGTTTAGTACTTCCAGTTCCTGATTCAATTCAATCAAACGGTGGCAGCAGTAGCGCACCGTTTTTAGTTCTGGAATTAATTCGTCGTAAGTCATATTTTATCTCCTTAAAGCTTCGATTAAGGCTTTTTGTGTTATGTTCTTGTGTTCCAGTGCCTCCAGCATGTCCTCGTCTACTGTGCCTCTAGCTATGATCTGATAAATTGTCACGTTTTGTTTCTGTCCTTGTCTGTAGATTCTGGCATTTGCCTGCTGATACAGTTCAAGGTTCCAGTTTGGAAGTGTGTACCAGATTGCGATATGTCCACCACGTTGAAGGTTAAGTCCGTGTCCTGCGCTTGCTGGATGCAAAAGCAGCACGTCTATCTTTCCGTCGTTCCAGTCTCGAACGTCGTCCTCGTTCTCAAGGCTGCGGACTTCCAGTTTCTGTTTCTTTAGATGTTCCTTGATCCGTTTTAGTTCGTGTTTAAAGTAATAAAACACCATCACTGGGTTCTGGTTCGCGGATTCGATCAAGTCGTCTAGTGCCTCGAGTTTAGCCGCATGAAGGGTTGCTACTTCTTCGAGCTTATTTCCTAGCTGATCGCGTTTATAGATTTCTCCTGATGTCATTTGTAGCAGCTGACCGCATAGCACTCCAGCGTTGGCTGCTAGCAATGATTCGTTGTTGTCTAGTTCCAGAACCTTTTCACGTTTGAAAGCGTGGTACTCTGTCATCGCTTTTTGAGGTAGTTCGATTGATTTTTTCAAGTACTGAACCGGTGGAAGTTTGGCACAGTCTGCCTGATCCAGACTCATGCATACGTCACCTATTTTCTTGTATATCTTTTCTTCTGCGTCTGGTCTTGGCTTCCAATCGTATACGATCATCCCGTTTCTTCTTCCTGGAATTAGATATCTTTCTCGAAACTGAGTTAGTGTTCGACCTAATCTTTCTCCCTGGTCAATCAAGTATATCTGGCTCCAAAGGTCCGGAATTCCTTTCGGGGCTGGTGTTCCGGTTAGGCCTATAAATCTGTCAGCTAGCGGCATAACTTTTCTTAGGGCCCTGAACCTCTGGCTTTTTGGATTCTTGAAAGTTGATAATTCGTCGATCACTACCATGTCGAAGTCAAAGTATTTGTTGTCTACTAGCCAGGTAACGTTCTCTTTGCCTATGAGATAAATGTCTGCCTTTTGTTGCAGTGCTTTCTCACGTTGCTTTGGAGTGCCTGCTATGATTGAGTAGCTCAAGTCCTTAGTGTGACTCCACTTTTCTATTTCTTCCGGCCACGTGCTTTTTATTACGCGCACAGGGCCTATGATCAGAACTTTTTCTATGTCGATTAGTTTTAGAAGGCTGATGATCGTTAGCGTGGTTACGGTCTTTCCGGCTCCCATAGGGAGAAGAAGGCCACACTTCTTATGATCCAGTCCGAAGTTGATAGCCTTCTTTTGATAGCTATGAGGTTTAAATTCTGTCAAAGTGTCGCTCCTCCGGTATGATTCCAGACCGCATCAGATTTGTTAATTCGTCCACCTGGGCTTTTGTGCTAATGCAGTATACTTTCATACCTGTTGCCCGTATTTGGGCTACTGTGGCTTTTTGTAGGGCTCTAGGCTTGCCGCCTGGCCTTTTTACTTCTACAAAGAAAGCCTTTGAATTATATGTGATCAGTCTATCTGGCACGCCTGCGTTTCCTGGGCTTACAAACTTCCAGGCTTTACCGCCTAGCTCTGATACCTTTTTGATCAGGTAATTTTCTACTTGATTTTCTATCATTTCTGGAAGAACTTCTTTTGAAGTTCGCGGTACCGCTCGGCGCATTCTGGACACAAGTCTTTCTTGTCGTTTGTTGTGATCCACCCGTCTGGAAGTCCTTCCCAGGTTTCGATTGTCTTTCCGTTCTCGATCTTGCTCTTTTCGATTCCGACTGATATTTCTTTTCCGCATCGGTCGCACTTGATATACATTCTAGTTTCTTTCATGTTCTATTCCTCCTCTAGCCTTTTAGCTTGTCTTTTCTGTTTTGCCTGAATGATGTCTTGAATCTCGTAATGCTTGATCTTATAAAATTCGATAAGCTGATCCATACAAATCAAAGCATCCGCCATTTCTTCGATTAGATTATTTCTTAGTCCTTTGAATTCTAATGGCTTTGTCTTTTCTTCCGGATTGCGTACCAGTTTAGAAATTGCCTTTTGTAGTTCTGATAGTTCTTCCATAGCGACCAGGCTCTGCCTTTCGATTCCGTACCGGTCCATTGTTTCGTTGTTGATTCTTGTGTCTATTTCATACATCAAGAAATGAAATCCTCTGTTGTCGTTTACTGTCATTTCTGTGTCTTCCTTTCTTGTTGATTTTTGGTCCTGGAAACGGATACGTTCGGAAACGCCTTTCAAACTCTTTATATATATACTATATTTTCTCGCGCGCATATATGTACACATGTACTGTATTAC